GCTGCAGCTGCAGCAGTATCACACTGGATAACCAGGTAGACGTCTTCGCCGGTGCCGATGTCAACGCCGCTGTTATAGTTAAACGCCGGGTTAAGGTCAGCGACGTTCGTTGAGATAGCGGTCGCCGTGACCGCCTGTGAATCAGAGAATTCGAGTTGCTTATCAACGTACATTATTCGCTCCTTAAACGACGCGGGCTTCAGTGGTGTTCAGCGCGTCAATGCGACGGTAAGGGATGCCACTGAACAGCGTTGCAGGGCGGCCTCCAACTTCGTCGTAGCTCAGGGTGCCGGATGCCACCTTGTTCACGGTCTGACGACGCAGGAAGGAGCCGATGGTGCGGTTGCCGTAGAACACAGGGGTGACGCCTGACAGGCTGTGAATCTTCTCTGTGGCCTGGGTCATCAGGTCGATGATGTCGGCGCCAGTTGCGGCGTTCTTGGTCAGTGCCGCGGTGTCGATGTTCGCGATGCGCACCACATAGCGCCAGTCATGCAGCGCGAGACCGCATTTCCACTGGTACTGGTCCATGTATGCGCGATAGCGGTTTCCGTTCGCGTCGAATGCGTCACCTTCGCCCAGGTCGTTATGTACCAGGCCGGCGGTCGAGCCTTTCGGGTAAATGCCGTGAATGGTATTCGGACCCCAGCCAACCAGCCAGATAGAGGTCAGGTTAGAGCCGGTTCCGCCGGCGTCGATGATGTTCGCCTTGTTAGCGCCGCCTGAAGCCAGCGCGCCGAAGCGAGGGCCGAGGCCGGTAAAGGCTTCTGGCACGCTGTCGACGTTGCCGTACAGAACGGTGCTCTGCATCTTCTGGTTCATCGACTCGATGAAAGACGTTGCCTGCAGCAGACGGAATGAGCCGGTGTTGCCGTTCAGCATCGCGAGGTCTTTGTCGATTTCTGAGCGGGCTTCGAGGATGCCGCACGCTTCGTCAATCTGAGCGGTGGTCGCTTTGCTCGGTGGAACACCACCGTTGATTTTACGGAAGACGACATCCGGCAGGCCGGTGCGGGTTGTAATGCGATGACCTGTTGGCAGGTTACCTTCGTACCACGGCATGTCCTGCAGCATTTCGTTGGACTGGTTCAGAAGCTCCGCCACTGCTGCAGTACCGCCATTCGGATCGAGTGTCTTTGCCACGTCGAGCAAAGTGTACTTTCCGGATAGTGTAGCCATTAATAATTCTCCAATGATTTCTTATTTCATGTCAGGCCAGAGGCGCTGAGCGAGGTCTAACTCACCGCCTTGCGGAGAGCTTTTCGGGGTGGCAACTGACTTGTCTTCGTTAATTGCTGCGCCGATTTTCAGGAACATCTTTGCGATGACGGGGCTGTTGATGAGGCCGGACTTATCCAGCATCTCGATAAATTCTGGCGGGGCGAAGGTGTTGACGGCGCGCTCCATTACGGATTTGTTCGCGTCGAACTCCGCACCCCACTCCTGACGCACAGAGGCGAGGTCTGATTCAGCCTGCTTCTGGATTGCGGCCTGCTGTGCTTCTGCCTGCTGCGACTGGAACGCATTCCACTGCGTAGCGAGTGCCTGAGCCTGCTGCTTGTTCAGGCCCGCTTCGTGCATCCACGCCGCGGTGGTTTTAGCGAACTCGCCATCCTGACCTTCAGGCACTGGTAGCTCGTAGCCATCAGCGCTCTCAGGGCGGCCCAGCTTCGCGTAAACTGCTGACCACCCATCCTTGTCGCCCTCAGCCGGTAAAGCAGCGAGGAATGGCTCTGGTGAAGCTTGTTGCTGTGTTTGCTGCTGACCGCCAAGCAGAGAGGTTGTCTGCTCAGTTGCCTGTGTGGTTTCTGTCGCCTGTGAAGTTTCTGCTGCGGCCTGTTCGCCGCCAGTTGCATCAAGACTCATTGCTTAGTGCCTCGTTGAGCTTTCGGATCGCCTCAAGAATCTGGACGTCATCTAGCGTGGTGTAATTAATGATTCGGTGCGCCACTTCCCGCCTGCCCTCTGCGAGCATCGTTGCGTGCGTGTCTACCGCGCCGCTGACCTTTGACAGAGCTACCGAACTCTTCAGGAGCTTCGAGAAGTCCATCAGGTCAGCCAGCACGCGCTCCTGTTCAGGTGTTCGCTTGCCATGCTCACCAAACACAGTCCGGTAAGCGCGGAGCAAAAGGAGTTCGCGCCTGTGTGAAAACAGACGTTCTTTCAGGGTTGCCATGCGTTATCTCTTACTGAGGTGCGGGGAGTGGTGAGTTAGCTTTCTGCTGGGCTGACGCCAGGCTGTCTGCTGCGGCCGCGAGTGGTTGCGCTGACTGGAGCACGTTCTGAAGCTGCTGCTGCTGAATCTGCTGCGCCTTCATCTGCTCCTCTTCGTCTGCATCCAGGATGAGCGAGCGAGGCATGCCGTTAATCTCAGCAAAGTCGCGCAGGATATCGCCCATCTTGAACAGGCCCATAATGTCCGGCTTGGACTGCGCCAGTGATGCGGCAATCTGTAGCGTCTGAGCAATACCACTGCCTTCATCAGCACGCTGCAGGCGAATAAGCGGAGACTGGTAGTCGATGTCGAACTCCATACCAGCATCAACGAGCTGTTGCGGCGGAGGCGGAAACAATCCCATGCGAGCGCAGATATCCACTTCACGCTCAATCATCGGGCCGAGCTGCTCGGACATAATGCGGCCCATCGTCGGGGCAAGTAGCTGCCCTTTCTCCTGAGCGCGCAACATCGCTTCGGTCGCGGTCATCTGCGGGTTATCAACGAGTATCTGGAAAAGCGTCACCAGGAATACGTCGTTAATCAGCTTGCGCTTCTGGTCCATCATCTCGAGGCCAAGCTGCGGCTGTGCGCCTGTATTGAACGGGATAGCCAGAGCATTGCCCTGAGCGCTTACTGCGCCTGCGTTGATACTGCCAGGCACCAGAGAGAATGCCTCAAGAGCGCCATCATCACTGACCAGCACAGGAGGCCGGTTAGCAAGCTGCGCGCCGATGAGTGTTTCCTTGTTCATCTCGTTCAGCACTTTGATATCCGGCAGAGCCGTCATGCCCGGACCGCGTGCGTATGTCTCACCGGGTGATTTCTGGTAGCGACCAATGCAGTAAGGCATCGTGTGATAGCCACCTTTGCGCACCATTTTCTTGCCTGACACGCTGATGTAATACGAAGCGATCGGCATCCCTTCTGGGCCAGCGACGGGCTCGCCATTCACGTAACGCACGTTGTCGTTAGGTGCCACGCGGTGGATGAAGTCGTACTTCGTCATCGGCGCATTCTCGGACGCGCGCTGGATGAACTCAGGAAGGTTATCTTTGCCGAACTGCTGCACAGCCTGACGAGCTGTAAGGCTGAACTTTCGGTGAACGAGGTCAATAAGGCCCTGATAGTTCTCTTCGAAATAAATCTCCTGCAGAGGGTAACAGGCGTATCGCATGCCCTTGCCAGGGAGTTCATCGACGAACATGCAGCCGTTACCAAATGCACCGATAGAGATGTAGTTCTCGCTCATCTGGTTGGCAAAGTTCGCCCACGGCGCATAGCGGAGGCGGAAGAGGATGCGCGTGCACTCTTCGAAGTACTCCTGCACCTCGTTGTCATCCGCGAATCGCTCGTTCTGCAGGCCGTGCCACGTCTGCGTGCGAGGAGTCACTACCGACTCTACAGCTGCTGCAAAGCGCTCCAGCGCGAGGATAGGCGTTGAGTCGATAGCCTTCTCAGAGCGCTTCGTGCCGTCCTGTTTCTTTCTCGTGAAGCCTGACGCACGCGGCAGGCATCGCTCAGCGACTTCTTCCCAGTGCTGCTCCCACGTTTTGCGTGAGTTCTCCATGGAAGACTGGTCACGCATAATCTGGTCGAGCAGTTCTTCCTGGCTTTTACTCATCTCACCCACCTAATAGTGTTTTCTGCCCTGAAGAGCTTGCTGCTATTGAACTGTCACCGCCGGAGCCAGACAGCATATTGGCATTCACGCCTTTGCGCTGCCGGCGACGCAGCAGGTCATCTGCCTGGTCGATGGCGTCATCAGTGTTAACCGGGTCAGCAGTTTTGATCGTCGGCGTGGCTGTGTTGCCAAGGCCGATAAGCGAGCCAACGCCTCCGATGACAGAAGCGATCGGCTTAGTGATTTCACTCATGAGTTCACCCGAAGAGGTTGTATTCAGTGTTTGCCAGTCGAGGCCGGTTGTTAGCCCGACGCTCTGGCCGGTATTTATCAGTGCCTACAGCCAGGTAACGGAAAGCATCCGCAGCGTGTGATGTCCAGTCATGCAGCGGTCGAGGCTTATAAGCTTTCGCCTTCTCATCCCATTCACGCTGATACTGAGCCAGAGCATTCAGCCCTTTCTCGCACTTCGCCTTATCAAACCAGCACCGCGGCAGCATCATGCGCACAGCGCTTATGCCATCATCGACTCGACTAGCTGGAAGAGCCTCCGCTCGAACGCCAAGTTTACGGAGCGTTTCAAAGCGAGTCGTTCCTGTTCCAAGCTCTGAGGCCATGACGTCGTGCGGCAGGATGTGTCGCTCGTAGCTGTATGGCTTGTCTTTGATGACCTTTGCGTAGTGATCAAGCCCCACGCCTGATGCCTCATAGAAGTCGATGATGCGAACCTCTTTGGCGATAAGCTGAGCGAACCAGATAGCGGTGGAATCGCCGATCCCCAAATCCCACGCCGTATACACAGGGAAAGCTGGGTCATATGGGACATTTGTAACTCTCCCGTCTTTAGTGGCATCAGCCAGCATGCGTGAGTAGTAAGCGCCGGGAATGGCTGCATCCCATGAGCAAAGGTATTCCTGTTCGTAAAGCGCCTTCCCCTCTTCTTCGCCACGCTCATCAATCATCTCTGCCAGCTCGTTAGCGAGCACCTCAGGCTTAATGTGACCTGTGGTTTCAGCAGAGAGATGCTCAGCAAACCACCCTTCACTCTTGTCGGCGCCGAGGAATAGCTTGTGAAAGTGATTGCGACCTCGAGGCGTCGAAATGAACAAAGCCCATCCACCGTTTTCTGCCAGAATCGGGCGGAGGAAGGCGTAAGCATTGGGGTTGCTCAGTGCGTACTCAGAGAAGACTACACCGAGATATGCGGAGCCAATCAGCGCTGAGTAGTTATCCGAACCAACCACCTGCCACGTTGAGCCGTTGACGAAGGTTATCTTCATCTCGTCAGTGCGAACTGATGCACGGATAGCCTCAGGAAATGCTTCATCGATACGTCGCCGGCCAGTGTGCGGGTTGACTGCATCCCATATTGCACGTCGCGCCTGATTAGCCTGAGGTAAGCAGTGGATATAGTTGCCCACCTTCGTCATGCACTGAATGGCTGACCAGTGAAGGCAGAGGTCATCTTTACCCGCTCGACGAGGCCAGCACACGACAGCGCGTTTGATACCTGACTCCAGCGCACCCCACAGCGGCATCTGGTACGAACGAGGCGACCAGTTGTTAGGAAGATTTATCTCCATCTGGCGTGAACCTCTTGATGTTAACTGTCAGGCCCATTTCACCAGTCTGCTCGACTTCCTGCTTATCGCGCCATACTTTGGGCTGGCGGTTCTTAAGCCAGAAGATTGCCGCGGTAGTGTCAGGCGGATAGTGCTTGAGGAAAGGCGTCTCAACGATGTTGTTCTCTATAACGCGAATGTCGAGGTCAGGAGCAACGTATCCCATTGCACGCTGATAGAGGCGATCTACTACATCACCATCAGCAACAGCCTTGCCTTTTTTTATGGACTCCAGAAATTCAGGGTGTTCGTGCTTCCAGTTGTTAATCGTGGATTCGCTCACCTCAAAGAATTCCGCTAATTCAGCGTCGGTATGACCGAGCAAGCACAGTTTGCGAGCCTGTTCGGCATACGCCTCTTCGTACTTAGTCGGCCTTGCCATATTGTTCCCCTTTGTCATTGGCGATGACCCTCAGTGAAGGCCATCTGCAATGCTTATTTACTGTCCGCAAACAATTTCTCGTAAGCGCAAAATCTCGCTATTTCACCTGACGATTGAATTGCATCTTCATTTGTACCGGTGAGAACCCATGCCGAGTATTTCTCTCCGTTCTGTGTTGTTACTGTTGCTGTCACGCAGCGGGTAACATCTGAAACGACTTTAACTTCCAATTCGACATTCTGTGGCCACGAGATTTTGCGCTGCATTCCGATGCTCCGTTACTTACTGTCTGCGGTGACATCCGGATAAACGGTGCCTTCCAGCGTTTCTTTCAGGCGCTGAACGCGTGCGCTCAGGTCATCAGGGTTGATACCCGGCGTCTTTGCGAGTTCGACTGCCGCTTCGTGCAGTGCTTCCTGAATCTTCGTTTGCTGCTCTTTCTTCTCTGCTGCGGTTGCCATGATTCACTCCTACGAGATTGAGGCGGCGGTTACGACACCACCTGAGACAGTTAAAGTGACTGTGCGAGTCGCTGTGCCAATAGCCAGAAGAATTCCGGCAGTGACGGGAATGGATAGCGCCTGCGTGTTGTTCACGAGTGCTGTTGTTGCAGGGAGGCTGACCGCACTTACCGCGCTCTGACTGATAGCGACGGTGCCGGTTGCCTGCATTGTTCCTGCGCTGTTTTTAACGGTGAGTTGCTGACCATTCGAGATGATCGCCTGATAGGAGTTAACATCGACGTTAGCCCCCTTATACATCGTCTGGTAGAAGTCCTTTTGCGTTCCATCGGTGATGCGCAGATAGCCCATAGGTTGCCAGCCATTGGCAAGAGCTTCTGTCATGAGACGGTTCATTGAGCCGGCATCGTTGGACTGCAGGATGTTCAGGTCTGTAATAGCCATTGGTGAGTCTCCATGTGAAAAAAGGAATCTCCCCGGTGGTGAAGGGTGCGGGTATTGGCTTTATTTAACGTCGCTTGCTCCCGCTGGCACACTCGACAATGCTGGCTGCACAGCATTATCAGAGCCACTCAATGAATGGCCCTTGTAATGCCTACTGCTGACTGAGCTTTTCTTTTAAGGCGTAACCCATTAGCGCCCACAACTCATCCTTAGCGTTTTCTACTGCGTATTTTTCGCCAAGCTCGGCATTATCATTTTCCGGCGACACGGCGCACGATGGCTTGCCTGTTACTGCAAAACCGTTTTTAGTGGTCAGTACCGCCCAGCGCAGAACCTGACCAGCCGCGGAAACATGCTTTACGATTTCAGTAGCGGTGATGTTTTCATTCAGATCATCGATACTGACTTTTGGTGCTTCGCTCATATCACTCTCCTTTAAGCTGCAGCGTCTGCACTTGCGGCTGAGTTGTCTTCTGCGACCGCTTCGCCTGCAGTGTCTGCGGCGCTGGCTGATTCAGGCTCGTCAGTGACGATGCCAAGGCTTTTGTACTGTGCCGTTAAAGCAGCGGCCAGCCCTTCAGTCTTCTTCGTTTTGAGTTTCTCTACGATGAGAGCCTGAACTTCTTCATCCTGTAGCACTTCTTTCAGCTCGTCTGAGGTTACTTCTACGGACATGATCGCTCCTTATGCTTTAGCGATGAGTTTCTTTGCCAGAGCGACGACTTCATCAAACTCTGCTTCGACGTCGTGACCGATGCTGATGAGGATTTCTTTTACCTTATCCAGAACAGCGTCGTTACTGACTACAGTGGTTGTTGTGGTCTGCGTGGTCACTGGCTCACCGGTGGTGGTGACGATGGTTGGTTCTGTCGGGGTTTCGACTACGGTATCGGTCACGGTTGTTTCCTTGGTTGCAGGCTCGTTCTTTGTCAGGAGCCATTTAAACGGATTCATTTGGGTTCTCCACACAGCTTCACCCAGAGGTCATTGTGATCGTTGATGGCTCGCACAGTGCGAATATCCATAACGTCAGCATCTTTTCCGTGGGTTCGGATTGGGCTATCGAGGGTGCAGAGAGAATCGACGGTTTTTGTCGGCGCGTCAGTCGTCGGAGTTGAATTGTGACTGGCGCAGCTTGTTACGCTGAGCGTCATCACTAAGAGCAGCATTGGTTTGTTTAACACTGTTGGCTTTCTCCGTGTTCTCTGACTGCTTCTTAGCGACGGCTGCTACCTGCTGTGATTCAACCTTCGCAGCCTGTACATCTGCTTTCGCCTGCGTCTGCGTGGTGCCGATTTTCTTGCCGCCGAAATAAGCGCTCACCAGTGCGGCGATAACAGCCAGGCCAGCAAGAATCTCTGTCCACCAACCTGAAAAGAGTGCGGCGATAGTTGTCATGGTTGCGACTCCAGTTCGTCACGCTTCTCTTTTAGCTTCGGCTGTCTCACGTACTGAGCGATTACTGCCATCGCTACCAGCGTCGGGCTAATGAAGGAGAGAATATTGGGTGGCAAATACCCCTTAATGTCTGGAGGAAGAATCATCCAGGCATGTAAGGCGGCATCAGGGAACGACTGAAGCAATGCGCCAAGTGCAGCACCGGCAGAGGCCAGCCAGACAGACCACGTTTTGAATAGCAGTTTTGCATGGGCGACAAACTCAAGTGAGCTGTACTTCCTGATGAGCAGGACGACAATCACAGCAACCACTATGATGAGGAGCCAGATAAGAAAGGTCATATCAGCCCCTTGTAGATGTCGTAGGTGCCGGTGCGCATTACCTCGGCGTGACGACGAGCACGAGCTGATGTCTGGCGAGCCCAGAGGCTGTCGAGCATCTCTTTTGAGCCATTGATGAAATCGGCGTTGGAAATGAACAGTAGCGCCTTGGCGAACTTCGACAGCTTAGGCACGCCCATTTGGTAGGCCATCGAGATAAGGATGTCTTCTCGCGCTGGGTTGCATTGCTTCAGTGCTGCAGCGATGTTCTGATAGTTCTGCATTTCTGCGATGGTGTTATTCACGATCACCTGCTTCCAAGCGTCGCCAATGGCGCGAGGAACGCTGAAGGTGTAATTTGCCAGGCTGGCACCTTGGGGACCGATTTTGATGCCGCCGGCGACCGTTGGATAGCCGAGCGTGTCGAGATAGGGCTTCTCTCGGTAACCCTCTTCGTAGTTGAGGATCGGGATAATCTGGCTCATTTTTTCTCGTCCTCTGTCACTACCTGCTTAACTTTGTCTGCCGTCTTCGTTGCTGTCCTGTCAGGAATGACGTCAACCTTCTTCTGCAGGTCTTCCACCTGCCCGGCAATTCGAGCCACCTTGGCATCACGCCGCTCAGCGACTTTCTGGTAGTCCTTGCGGATGTCATCGATGCGCTGGTTAGCGTCGTTGCTGACGTAGACGAAGATGATCGTCATGAAGATGCAGATAGCGCTGAGCACGAGCATCATCGTGCCGAGGATGATGTTTCGCTTGTGCTTCTGCTTGTCATTAGTGGTGTGTACCATCGCTGCCGTCCTCTAAGTTGGCGATCAGCCTGGTAACTTCATTCCTGAATCGCTCGTTGCCCTGGGCGTTTGTCGCCTCGGACATAGCAAGCAGAATACCCAGCGCATTTTTGATGAGGCGAAGGTCCGTCTCTAAAGTTGATATGCGCCTGAGGTGCTTGCTTTGCTCGTCGCGGAGTGTGTCGTTCTCGGTGCGGAGGAGTTCGTTATTCTCCTTCAGCAATACAACCTGCTCTTTGTAATTGGAGATAATCTCTCCAGAGGCGCGGTTGTTTGTGACTATCGAGGCGATACCTGCAACTAACGGCTTCCAGAAGAGAGCCACCGCTCCGCCGCCTAGCAGCAGTGCGCCGATACTGGTGAATACGCTATTTTCCATGCGTGACCTCACAGGCCAGCACTGGTTTATGGTGATTAATCATGGCCGTCTCCGGCATTCCGGTGAGACCGGCTGGATGCTGTGAAGAAAATGCGCTACGCCACCAGGGTGAAATCACGATTTGGTGTTGAATGGCGTGCGCAAAAGCGAAAAAGGCCGCTCATAGGCGACCTCTTGTAATTTGGAGTTTTGATGCCGGCTAACGGAATCGAACCGCTGACCCACTGATTACAAATCAGTTGCTCTGCCTGCTGAGCTAAACCGGCGAAATTGGAGCTTCTGTCGGGAATCGAACCCGTATTGCTTGCTTGGAAGGCAAGAGTGATTACCAAATCACTACAGAAGCAGAACGTAAAAAAGCCCCGCCGGCTGGTAAGGCCGTGGGGCTCTTTGGAATCCACAAGATGTTTTGCAACTGACCTGAAATTTAGTGCCGCAGCATTCTTAAGAACACTTACGGCAGCTTACTCGAATATCATTGCTCAATTGCTCAAACTTGTCAACACGTTCTACGCCACCTTTTGCAATTTAACTACACGTTTGCGATCGTTAAACGCTTTTAGCAACGGACCATACAAAAGGTAAAGGCTGGCGTTAAGAATCTCATCCACTTCTCGCCGGCATGTTGCCATTGATGGGCGCCTGATTTTTCCTTCTGCTGAGCCTGACATTTTGCGGGGAATTGCGACCTTGTGATAGTACGATGCAATGGCGTGCTTGGAAGAGCCATGCGCAAAGTAACTAAGCAGGATGCCAAATGCTTTTTTGTCGATGAACATGACGGAATCCACGACCTGAGAAATCAAGAGTCCGTCATCATCGTTACACATCGGCCGCGAAGGATAGCTTTGAGGCTCCACGGTAGCCATATACTGCGCTATGACACTGCTCTGGCGCTTTTCTAATCTCCCTGAATACACCCATGCGCCCCACAGTTCCAGCCAGCTATTCAGCCAGTCGTGTTGGTCTTTCGTAAGGTTAAGCTCGCGTACCGACATAATGGCCTCCCAGCATTTTCGCCATGCGTTTGATGATCCGATAATCGACTGCAAACCCGCCTTCGCGCTTGTAGATGCGCAGCTTCAGCCATTTCTCTCTGAGGTATTCGTTCATGCTGCTTGCTCCATTTCTCGCTTACGCAATTTTTCGTAATGGCGCGCCCGGCGTGTGAAGATGGTCTTCACCCGTTTCAGATATGCGATGTCGAATTTGCGTGGTGTGTTGTCTGCTTCCAGACGTTCGACGCGCTCAAGCCCAATGCGCTCAATGAGCCGAATACGAAACTCGACGGCATTGCCGCTTAGCTGCCTGTTACATCGGGTGCAGGCAGAGTGGACATTGAACACATTAAATTTCAGGTGGGATGCTGCGCCGCGGGAACGGTAGTGACTTGCGTCTACTGCGCTGCCGGTGAGGTAATTACTACTGCCGATAAGCTGTCCGCCACAGCTGGCGCACTCTTTGTTGTAGTCACGCCATCGGATGTACCGGTTAAAAGCCGTCTGCGCCTCTCTCTGCCATTCCGATACACCTTTGAGCCTCTCCCTTCGCTGCCGCAAATCATCTCGCTGTAGACGCTCCTGCTTGCGTATTTCACGCGCAGCAAGTTCTTCATCGCGCTTCTTGTTGAATGCAATGGCGCATTTGTAGTTGTGGCAGACTTTCTGGAGAGAACTTCGAGGGGTGTACTCGGTGAAGCAGATGGGGCAGGTCTTAGGCTTAGGCTTGATGCCTTTGGCCATCATATGCCTCCTGTGGTTGAACCTCAGTAATTACGCACATTTTTGATTTACCTCCCCCATCGGTAAATATTGGGTTAAATCCTTCAGTCCAAAAACGAAGAGCCAATGCTTCCGCTGCGTTTTCCGGCTCTATAATTAATTCAACTTTTTCAGTTAATCTAACTTTCATCGTCTACTCCCATTAGTCCGTTTGGGTCCAGAAGTTGCCACAGGTCCAGGCATGAGCCACAGGCGTAGACTTCGGTATCCAGCAGCCGAGCACCACAGCCAGCGCACAACAAAGCAGATGGCTCGCCAGCGCCAGTAGGCTGACTTGATTGGCTGGTCTCTTTCATGGTCTTCCCATTTCATATCGCACTCGCAACTTTCGCAGCTAATGCCGTAGTGATGTTTGTCTTCGCTTGTGAGGATGGTGTAGCAGCGGTGGCAGCGTTCACGCATTGGGTCGCTCCTGCATCATCAGGAAGACAATCATGGCGGCGCGCAGAGGGGTTTTCTGAAGAAAGGCTTTTCCCCCTGTACTTGTCGCTGCTAACCAAAAATCATTGCAGTCATGGCGGCACTCAATTTTTATTTTGTTCCACTCAATAATCGGCCCGGCGTCTGCCCATGAGTGGCTATAGCGAACAACTCGCGTGTTGTTTTTCTCATCCCATACAACAGCCTCGCCTGCAAAGTTAGTAATCTTCATACCTGGAAATATGATTTCAGCTACCGCTTTATCAATTTCAAAGTCTGTCATCTGGCTGTAATTCATCTCGTTTTCCTCATTCTGTCAGCCACAGCCCGGCGCAACCGTGTAACGTAATTGCAGGTCGTCACTTCGGACTCGGTTGGGATTTTGTGGCGGCGGCGTTTCTGGCGGGGATACTTCAGTTTGGCGTGTTCACAGGCTAAGAAGGTGATGCTAATTTGCCGGCGCATGTCCACCTCTCGCAGATTTCAGCAACTGGTCAACCTGATAGACCTGGCTCTTGCGCTTGCATGTGGTGACCACATTGCGGCGAGCAGCCTGCTCTTCTGCTTCGTATCGCGTTCCCCAGCGTGGGTATTTGCTGGCGAGTCGGTATTCATAACCATTGGTGCCGTAATTCTTCCTGCGGTGCGTGATGCCATATTTGTACGCATGGTGCGTTGTATGCATGATGCACTTATCGCTTACTCCGAGACTGGCGAAGTAGATTCTGATTTCGCTGGTTTTCAGTGGGCCTTCTTTTGCCAGAAGCTCACGAAGCATTTCGACTCTTGCTGCTAAACCCATTGGTTCTTTCATGCTGCTCTCCCGAATCTCTGAGCCCACTCTGCAGCGCGCGCGGATTCATCGCTGAACCGGACATTCTGCTCTGCGCCGAAGGCATGGATAATTGTGATTAGGTCGCGCATCTCGCTGACGCGCATTTTGCTGGTCGACTGACCGAGGACTACAAAGCCGCCGTTTATGCCGGGAACGGTCTCCTGCTGCTTCAGTGCAGCGCTGAAAACGTTTTTCCAGCTGTCGGAATCCATCTTTCGCCCGTACCACACCACCTGTTGAGAAATGTCATGCAGGCAGGCCCAAAGCATGCGGTTTTGCGCAAGGCTTCTGGTGTCTTCCTGGATGGTTATTTGCAGAGGTCGGTCTGAATCGGTGGGGAGTTGCTGGATGGCGGTAATGCAGTTCTGTTTGACGCTGCTGTTACGAAGCAGGTAAGTCTGTTTCTCCATCGCGCTTATCTCTCTTCAGTGCGTCGCCCAGCACCTTGCGCATCACCGCAGGGTAGCAGGTGAAGTCGTGGAACTTGCGGCCGTGGATGATTACTTCCTGCAGAAGGGCTTCAAATTCGTCATCTGGCAGGAGATAGGTAGATTTCTTGAGGGGGATTACGTTGCTCATGCGGACCTCTTGCTTAGCTGTGACCGAGTCAGAATATGGACGCCAAATTTCCCTATCCTGATTTCTTTCCTCAAGCCGTTTCTCGTACTGTATAGCGCCGGGAAAATGCTGCGGTCGATGACGTTAAGTCCATATCCGAAGAAGCGGAACCAGAATGACCTGCGTGATTTATTCCATGATATGGGCTTCATGCTTCCTCCTGCTTGCTGCGGGCCATATCTTCGTCTGTGGCCCATCGAAAAGTATGGCCCTTGTGATTTTTCTTTTTGCCATTTGCAACTTTGTACGCACAGCAATGACAAAATCCACCGGCTCTGATTTGATTCATGCCGCTAAACGTTATTTCTTCCCCATTTTCTAGGTTGGTGCTTACGATCGAGTTTCTATAAGAGTGGTGACCTCTTCCGGTCTTTACCAACCCTGTCTCTACGGCGTGGCGCAAGTTCTCTTTTGTGTCCACCCACTCAAGGTTTCTTAGTGAGTTGTTAAGCTTGTTGCCATCAATATGGTTTACTTGCAACTTCCCCTTACGCGGCGCAATGAAAGTTTCTGCAACTAACCGATGAACACAGAATGATCTTGCTTTTCCAGAATTATTTAGAGATACAGTGTAATAACCGTGAGAGCCCTTACCTGGCGACATAACCTTTCCTTTAAAGTTCTGCACAGTTCCATTACTACGCATCACCCTTCTATCCTTCGACCTGACCGTTCCTTTGTTACCTATTTCATAGCTATCTTCATAGCCTGTAATCGGCAGGAATTCTTCTGGCTCTCGCTCCAGCTCATCTTTGTCGCTCATCGTTTAAGCCTCCACACAGCATTTCCACGATGGCTACGGTACTCATCGCGCTCTATTTCAGGCATGACTGACAACTCAGCGCGTAACTCGGAGCATGTATATTTGCCATTCATCAGGTGCTTCAGGTAATGGGTAGCGATAGATACCGCGAAATCACCTCTCAGGCTGACTCGCTGCTCATCTCGCGCCTTGTGGAAGACTTCTAAAATTTCGTCTCTGATCATTCTTCCTCTCCTCGCTCGCGTTCCTGCCGCACAACCCGATAGGCGATGATGTCGCAGCTGTTGGGCTCGTGATACCAGCGGTAGTTTCCAGAATGTTGCGCGTCATCAATGAAGCCATCCCTGAACTCAACTTGAACAAGATTTCCTTCGGCAGGATTTTCGCCGCCGCCCCACTCAATCCAGCCCTCATCGCCCTTCTCCTGCTGCCCAAACTCTTCCCTTCGATAGGCTTCGAGGGCTTCAAAGTTGTAGCCGCCGATGGAATCGATGTGAGCTGATAATTGGGCCAGACCTTCGCGAACACTCAGTTTCTGTTTTTGCTGCTGCTCCAGTACAGGGAGTGCAATCTCAAGGGCTTGCCGTGAGGCCTTCCAGGCATCGTACTGCGTATCAATTCCTTCATCGACATAGTAGTCATGCTCCGGTGAGTAAATGTCATCCCAAGCCTCACGCGGTGATGTATCGTAGAAAGATTCCCACCATTTTTGAAACTGCTCTCTGCACTTCTCAGCGGTTATCTTGTTCATTAACTTTCCCTCAAAAATGGTTTTGGCTGTGGCATTATTGCTATCACCTTCTTACAATCGAAGTGAAACTTACCGGATATGATCGGCATTGTTCCGTTCGCTATCTGGCTGCATTTGCAGGTGTGTACCGTCCCGTCCTCCAAGGTCACAAGCCAATTTCCCACAGGAACTTCACTTGCACCTTTTACTTCTTTCCATTGCCATTCCATCAGAATCCACCTCCCTTCTTGCCACCTTTGTCGGAACGGGAATCGCGCTCCGCCCGGGCCGCTTGCTGGTCCATATCGTAGATGGCGCCGTTTTTCTGCAGGCAGAATACGGTACCGGTTTCTCCGTGGCGGTTGAGTCGCAGAAGCAGCTCTGTTTCGCCGGCCGGCACGCTCTCGTCGTAATGCCCTTCGCGGTGGATGCCTACCCAGTAATCGCAGTCCTGCTCAATCTGCCCGGTGTCGCGTGAGTCGCTCGGTAACGGCCGCTTGTTAACTCGCTTCTCCAGCTCACGGTTTAGCTGAGTCAGCAGCACAACGACGCAGCCAAGCTCTTTGGCGAGGTTCTTCAGACCTTTCGTGATGAGCCCATAAGCGAGGTCGTTACGATCGGCTTTCTCGGCCGTCATCAGCGTGAGGTAATCGACCAGCACCATGCCTACCTCTCCCTTCTGGCGCTTCACCTTGCGGCACTCTGCAACGATGTGGGCCAGTGACAGGCCCGGCGTGTCGTCGATGTACAGCAGGTCAGACTCGCGCAGACGGTTGGCGGTTTTGATGGCTTTATCGAAATCGCCGTCATAGTCGCCCTGGTATGTGTCGTCTGCGTCATCCGTGGCCGGCATGTAGAAAATGCTCGGGTTAACGCCTGACTTCTGCCCTACCAGCTTCTCCAGAATCTGGTCAGCAGGCATCTCAAGGCTGAACATCAGCGCGGGCTTCTGCTCGCGGATAGCGCAGTTGATTGCCATCTGGCCGTAGAGCGTGGTTTTGCCCATCTTCGGACGCGCACCGATGACGAACAGTGAGCCTTTGACCAGGCCTTTCGGCGCAAGCATGCGGTCGAGAGATGGGATGCCGGTGCTCATGCCGCGCTGCTCACCATTCGGATCGAAACGCTTCTCGAGGTCGGCTACCCAGCTGTCCATGACATCACCGAATGAGCGAAGCCCGCGGCGGTTGCCCGTTTTGGCGTAGTCGCTTATCTGGGTTGTCAGGGCTGAGATAGATTCCAGCTTCTCAACGGCCGTCATGCTATTGCGGCTGTAGAGCATCTCGGTTGCTTCGTTCAGCTTGGCAATGGCGTAGCGCTCCATCGCTTTGTCACGAACCACGGCGGCGTAGTGAACGAGGTTTGCGACTGACGGGGTGTTCTTCGTCAGCTCAGCCAGGTAGCTGAATCCGCCGTATTGCTTGTCGCTTGCCTCAAGAACGTCTGACAGCGTCAGCGGGTCGATCGGCTTGTTGCGAGCCAGCAGGTCTTTAATCGCGGTGAAGATGACTGCGTGCGCAGCGGAGAAGAAACTTTCCGGCTTGAGCATCGCCATAACCTTCAGCGTTCTCTCGTCGCCGCCATCCAGCATCAGGCCACCCAACACAGCCTGCTCAGCGTCAAGGCTGTGCGGGGGCATCAGGATATCGCTCACAGGCTTCCCTCCCTCGTCTTGGTCAGTGTGTCGCTGTTCAGCAGGTAGTCGAACGATGCTCTCCAACCCCGACCGTTGTCGCCAAAGTAAAACGCATTGGCGGTGTTCATGAAGGCGTGGAAGTAATTACTTGCAGCTTCGACGGTTGGTTCTTTCAGCTCGCCAAGCAGGCGCTTGATTGCAGTGCGTCGTTTGGGGTTGAGCTTTTCAGCGTTTGGCAGTTTGTCGCCAGCAGCTTCGTTGTATGCGTCGAGTACTGCCTGATAGGGAACTGAAGACCCTTTCTTGCGAGGCGACTGGTCATCGTCAGATGACATATCATTATCGTTAGATAATGATTTATTAGTTATATTGTTAGCTGTGGGAATCTTCTGGGAATCTTCTGGGACAACCACCTCTGGAAGCCGTGCCACATCTGCCTTTGTTCTGGGAATCTTCAGGGAATCTTCTGGGACAATTTCGCCCTGATATTCAGCGTATTTTGAGATGGTAATTACGGTGAATTTCCCCGGTGAAACTGTCTCGATCATGCCCAGCTTTTTGAACTTCTTCAGCAGGTACTGAATGCGGTTTGGCTCGATTCCAGTCTCCGTTGCCAGCGCGTTCCGACCAGTGATGAACTGGCCGCGCTGAAGCTGGATGACTCCGTACTCTGTCTTCACAGCTGCCTCTGTGTAGTTGGCTGACATAATCAGGTGAACCCACAGATGAACAGCCTGAGAATCCTTTCTGTAGAACTCTGTCTCCTGTATCTTTCTGTGCAGCAAGGTAAACCCCTTACCGACCTCTCTCGGCGCTTCCTGAGGCGCTCTGGCCTCTCTCGCTTTAGCCAGGCTTCTTACGTTACTCATTTGCCCTTCTCCTTCGCTTTGGCCTCTTCCAGAATGTGCTTCAGCTTCTCAGCTACCGTCGGGTTAAAGCCTTTGCAGAACTCGATGCGGGCAAGGTTTTTGCGCATATCTGCCTGGTAAACTGTATGTTTCTTTGGCATAATTACTCCTGTGAATTGATCCAGTCATTCGCTATCAGGCCTCGAAGAATTCGCCGTTCTTCGGGGCTTTTTCATTTGTCAGTAATCTGGCTACCTGCTTAGCAAGGTTTGCCAGCTCATCGTCTTCCACGCCCCATTCCAGAATCGCCAGTAACATGGACATCTTCGGGATCATGGTGCTTTTCCATCTCGTTATCTGAGACTCATCAACGCCCAGCTCATCAGCAATTTTTCGCTGACCTCTCATCGCTATTTTGTTGAAAATGTTGCTGGTAATTGCATTCGCCTTCTTGCGTGTGCTTGTAAGTTCCATGTGACATCATTCCTAGTGTTAGTTAATTGGTTGATATTTATGTGTGTTGTTTATCGTGCACCATTGACAGTCATCCTTGACCACGCCGGGCACCCGACCGTATACCGGGCCGTTCGGTACTTAAAGTACATTTTAACTACGCAGCAATTTGCTGTTTACTGATGCGTCGTATCTCTGCTGCTGAATACTTGCCGCCTGATGCCTTGGCGATCTTTCCTGCATAGTCCGTTTCGCCAGTGAACTCGGTACGAGGCAATGAGCCGCGCTCTATCCACTTGTAAACGGCCTTTGGTGTCAGGCCGCAAATATCAGCCACTACAGATACTCGAACGCCCTTAATAACGTCTCCCAACGTAATTACGTTCATGTGAGTCTCCTGCGGTTGAACTTGGAGTTCATATTATGTCGGAACTGAAAGTACAGTCAACTAATTATATGCTTGAACTTATGGTTCAAGGAAAAGAGCGTGAAGGTTTCTCGCAGAGGCTTGCGCTGGCCTGTGATAAAGCGGGAATAAGTACTTATGGAAGGCAGGCTGAAATAGCTGCCAGGCTGAAGCTCACACCTAAGGCGGTAAGCAAATGGTTCAATGGTGAATCTGTACCCCGTCGTGCAGTAATGGATCAGTTAGCAAAATTACTAGGAACAACTGCGCAGTACCTGTATGGATATACAGATACTGATGGTATAGACTCAGATCATCTTAAACGGACATCTGACTCGTATCGTGTTGATGTTCTTGATGTCCAAGCCAGCGCGGGGCCAGGGACGATGCTAACAAATGAATTTGTAGAAAAGATTCGTGCCATCGAATACACAACAGAACAAGCCAGATTTCTGTTCAATGGCAGAGCACAAGAAAGCGTTAAGGTAGTTACCGTCAATGGGGACAGCATGGAGGGCACGATCAATCCAGGCGATGAAATCTTCGTAGACATATCAGTGAACCACTTTGACGGCGACGGCATTTACGTGTTCGTTTTTGGGCGTTCTCTACACGTTAAGCGCCTTCAGATGCTTAAAGACAAGCTGGTTGTTATCTCTGACAACCCTGCCTACGAGCGATGGCCTATAGAAAATCATGAAGAGGATCAGCTCTTTGTGATGGGCAAAGTACTCATCCGCCAATCAATAGACCTCCGCAGATTCGGCTAAAAATTATTTTCTCTTAAAGTTCATGGACATAAGGATCCGTGAACTTCTTTTTCCTATTTTATGTACTTTTAGTACTTTACTTTAGTGAACCACCAGTACATTATGAACCCATGTCGAACGGCGCGACAATAAACCATGCGTCGGGAGCGCGGCGGGTTCAGGAAGAACGGCAATGCTGCTCACTAGCGAATTACACATCACTTTTCCGAGAGTGATGCGTAATTCGAAAGACAACAAGTTTCCCATTGGCGTGCCGATTAATAAATAAACAGCACAGGGAGGACAGAGATTGAAAAGCACCATGAACTACACCGCAATGCGGGTTAAGCAGTTTGGTTTCACTCCGGCAGTTGAAGTGCAGTGCTTAGATACCAGAACTAAGCAAACTACTGACTGTTTGCTTCTGTTCAAGACGATTGACGAGGTAATTTTCCTCGGCGCTGACAACTTTCACCCGCTGGTTAAAGCAGAGATGAAGCAGGTAGCGATTGAGGCACTAGGCGTCGGCAAGGGCAAGCTACAGATAGAAGCCAAGCAGCGCGTCGGTGAGCTTGAAAGCAGCAGGATTCGACAGGCCAGCATCGCAAGGCAGTTCCGTGACGCTGTAGCAGCCTGGTCGCAGGATATATCAGGGCTTAGCAGAGACATTCAGAACGGGCTTGATGCTCCAACGGTTAAGTCCCGATTAATGGCATTAGTTAGCAGCATGGAAAGGCTAAAGCCAAAAAAATAACAGACCCGCTACGGCGGGTTTTTTATTGGATGCAGCTTAAACGTAGCCCGCGCTACATCAGCTCATAGTCTGCGTGAGAAACATGAGAGCACGTCACAGTGCTTACCACGGGTTGCGCTTTATCAGGCAGGTCATCGCAAGATTCGCAAAGAAGCAGTTCACATCATTAAGGGGTAAGGCATGAAAGTTTTAATCGTGTACGAAAACATTCCTGAATCAACAGATACGTTCATTGTTGAAGCGAATGAGGCCGAGGTAGCAGACCTCAAGCTGGCACACGGAAATTATGTGAACGTCAGTGAAGGAGAGGATATTGAAGCTGCTATGCATCGCATTAGCCTGCGGCTCGGCTCTGAAGAGTATGCGACCGCTGAGGACTGCGCAGCATGCCAGCTTGCTGAGGCGGATATTGCGAAATGGAACGGTTCTAACGTGACTGGACCAATCAGCGTTGCTGACAGCGGCATTGAAATGGTAGTCATCACCGGTTTTTACATGTAGGTCGCTTAGGCGGCCTTTTTACTGGAGCCCACTATGAGCAACACAGACTGGATTATCTGCTGGATAGTCACCGGGGCGCTTATGGTGGCGGGTTATTTAGGAGGGTGAGATGAGTAAAGACACAGGTGGATATGCATTCCCAATACCGAATGCAGATTTCCAGACGTTTGAGCCAAAAACGGTTGAAGAGTATAAGCGCATACAGTCTGGCATGACGTTACGCGATTACTTCGCAGCCAAGGCGATGCAGGTTCTTTTGAAAGAAAATCTTCAAGGATATGGCGTCGTTTCAGAGCACGCATATCTGGTAGCAGACCGAATGATTGAAACACGGGGCCAGTAACCACTACAGGAGAGAGAGGATGAAAATAAAAGTTTATGTGAAGCGTTCAGAGCTTGCTGAAATGGACATGGATGAGTACGGATTAAAGGCTTCAATTCTTGATGACCTAAACTCCAATGAAGATGAGCCTTATGTTGGCTTTCATATCGATGTCGAGGTCACAGAGGACGTGTAGCAGCGCAGAGGCGATTCACAGAGTCGCTTCGACGCTGTTACGCACAGCAGGTTTGATAAATCCTTACAACCAGACAGTAACACTCCCTATGGGCACCGCAATGGCGCCCTTCTTTTTGCCTGAAGGAAATCAAAATGAGCGAAACAACGGATCTTGTAGTCATCGAGAAAGCAAACGCCTTAACGGTTTTCAAATCCTCTGACCAGATTGAAGAAATTCTTCAGAAGGTAGAGCGTGAAGTTATGTCCTTTGTGCCGGATGTCACCACGGTAAAGGGCAGAAAGGAGATCGCTTCACTGGCTTACCGCGTATCACAGACTAAATCCTACCTGGATGGCTTGGGTAAAGATTTGGTTGCAGAGCTGAAAGAGGTTCCGAAGTTAATCGACGCCAACCGAAAGACTGTGCGTGACCGACTTGACGCATTGCGCGACAAAGCCCGCCAGCCATACACAGAATGGGAAGCCGAGCAGGAACGCATCAAGGCTGAAGAAGAGGCGCGGGTTGCCGCTGAGAAGCTGGCAGCGCAAATCGAGTCAGACCACGAAATCGCCCTGCTGCTTAACGAGAAATTTGACCGCGATGCGGCTGAAGCGAAGGCCGAAGCAGAACGCCAGCGCGCTGCACATGAAGAGGAGATTCGCCGTAAGGCCGCAGAGCAGGCGCGCATTGAAGCAGAACAGGCAGCACAGCGTGAACGTGATGCAGCGGCTAAGCGTGAAGCAGACCTGAAGGCAGCAAAGGAGCGTGCTGAGCGCGAAGCCAGAGAAGCACAGGGACGAGCTGAGCGGCAGGCGAAGGAGGCGCGCGAGAGAGCTGAGCGCGAGAAGCAGGCTGCCATTGAAGCCGAGCAGCGGAAAGCCCGAGAAGCTGAAGCCGCTCGCCTGGCTGAAGAGAAACGCATTACAGACGAAGCCGCCGCCCGTGCAGCTGACGTCGCACACCGCAAGGCAGTTAATAACAAGGCGCTGGCTGACCTTGTAGCTGTCGGGCTGACAGAAGAACAGGCGCGCACCGTAGTTACGGCTATCGCCAAAGGCGAAGTTACCGCCATTCGCATCACTTACTAACCCCACTAATTCAAGGAATCACCCATGCAAGCTTACGCAATTGCTGGGGCTACCCACATGGGTGGCTTCAGCTTTAACACGTCTCAGCTCGACCGCCTGACAAACCGTCTTCGTGCAGGCTTTCGCTCCATCATCGATGCGCTGAACCAGAAAGGAAATCCGCTATGAAAATTCGCTACTTCCAGAAAGCGCAGGAGCTTTCACGGGAAGCCGTCCTGTTCAGTAACGCCGCCAAATGGGCGATGGCAATGAAGCTGCTGAGGAGTGCCTTTCGATGAGGCTGAAAATCGAATGCGGCGAGGTCAAGACTCGCGCCGGCTATCGCCCCGGCATGATGGTTATCGAAGCTGATGAGGTCTCTCTGCTCGACTTCAACGGCAAGCAGCTACTCAACCAGTTCGACATCAAAGACGTCATGGAGTGGCTTACAGAGCAGGGTTACACGATTCGTCAGGAGATAGCAGCATGACCGAAGAAGAAGCGATCTGGATTGATTTCATGCAGGGGATGCTGGGGCCGCTCAGTGACCCGGAAACATACGAGCAAGCCGCACAGGACGCGATTGCTGATTACCGTACGGAGCAACAGGCATCACGCATGGGGATTAACTGATGGGCACAGCAACGCTGATTCTCGGCGACTCAGGTACGGGCAAATCGACAAGCCTGCGAAACCTGAACCCCGAAGAGGTAATTCTGGTGAAGGCTGTAGGCAAGCCCCTGCCATTCAAATCGCGCGACTGGGCGCCGTGGGATGCGGCGCAGAAGAAAGGAACGGTCGTTAACACGGACAAATGGGAATTCATTGTCGGCGTTATCAAAAAGGCGCGCGAGTACGGAAAACGGATCGTCATCATCGATGACTTCCAGTACGTGATGAGTAACGAGTTTATGCGCCGCTCTGATGAGAAATCATTCGACAAGTTCACGGAGATTGGCCGACACGCATGGGAGGTTATCAAAGCCGCTCAGGACGCGCCTGATGACCTTCGAGTCTACTTCCTCGCTCACACCGAGGAAACAGCAATGGGTCGAGTGAAGATGAAGACGATCGGCAAAATGCTAGACGAGAAAATTACCGTCGAAGGCATGTTCACCATCGTCCTCCGCACCCTCACCCGCGATGACCAGTTCTTCTTCACTACAAAAAACAACGGCGCTGACACGGTGAAATCACCGATGGGCATGTTCGACGCCAACGAAATCGACAATGACCTGGCGTTCGTAGATGCAACCATCTGCGATTACTGGGGCTTATCCAATGTTCATAACCTGAAGGAATCAGCCGCATGAGTAATGTGATTTTCACCTACAACCACGAAGCAGCATTAACCGCCGGACAGGGCGGCTTCATCAACGAGAGTGGCGCCTACGTCCTCACCATCACAGAGGCGGCGCTCACCACCTCTTCAGGCGGCGCGAAGGCAATCGAGTTCTCTGGCGAATCCGATGATGGCCGCAAGGTGCAATACCTGAGCGTCTACGTCAGCAAAAAAGACGGCAGCGAGAACACCTTTGGCGTGAATATGGTTCACGCAATCATGGGCTGCGCTGGCGTGAAGCAACTCACTAATCAGATGAAAGCGGCGGGCCAGTTCGTTGCGCCGGAGTTCGCCGGCAAGAAGGTCGGGCTGGTATTGCAAAAAGTTCTCCGTAGCAAGAATGACGGCTCTGATACTTACGGGCTGGAGATTCGCCTGCCGTTCATCGCACAGACCCGCCAGACGCTGCTGGAAAAGGCAGAAGGAAAGAACGCCGAAGCTGTTGACCGCATGGTTTCGGGACTGAAGGACAAGGACGAGCGCAAGAAAGGCTCAGCAGGCGGTAACACCGCAGGCTATCAGGACTACCCGCAGCACGACGACGGCTTCACTCCATTCTGATTTAACCCTCCACTAAGGCACCTGTATGACTCTCACACCGCTTGAATCGGCGCATTGCACACGCCTGTCAGAAATACAGCAGAAGCGCTTTCTGTGGAGCACAGAGCAGATGACGCCGCATCAAAGGAAGTGTCAGCAGGTTGCCTTAGCCGCGGTAGAAGCAGCGCAGGCGGCGAAACGTGGTGAGGAGCATGAGCGCAGGTTAACGCCGGAAAGGAAAGCTGAAGTGCACAGGGAGTGCCTTCACATTCGTATCCATCGGCTCACTGCAATAAGCCCCGCCCTGCCTCGCATCATCGTCACGAAGCCGGGCGTGCTGTGGATGGATTACACGACAGAGCGGCGCGGTAAGTTGGGCGCTGTGGTGCAGGACTAACTATTTCGCCGCTCAGCGGCACAGGAGATGACATGAGTAATCCAATAACGGTTGGCCTCAGCGGGTTAACCAACCGAATCTTCGCTGGCAGATCCAAACCAATGAAAGGCGGCCATCCTGATGCGCGCCAGTTCACCGGCGAAAAGCATGATGTGACTGAGCAGGCGATTTATGCAGTGGCGTTTCACCTGAAGACTACGGACGACATTAAGGTGTTTAAGTTGCCAGATGGTCGCGAGCTGCATCTGCGTGCTGATATCAAGGAGGCAAAATGATGCAATTTACGGAAGAGCGGAGAAAGGAGTTGCTCGCTGAAATTGACTACAACCGCAAGAACTGTTTCCTGTCCAGCAAAACTGAACTGCTGATGAAAATAGCGGAAGCTGCGCTGAAGGCTGAGCCTATCGGACGAGTTGACCGAGGCGAGGTGTCGGACTCTAACGAATATCCCGATGCTCGCGTAGTCTGCCTGCATGACCAAGCGGACTGGGAAAACTTTCAGGACGGCTTCCTTCTTTACTCAGCGCCGCCCGTTGCCGCGCTAAAGTTGCCAGATTGCTGGATTAGGTGCAGCGAAAGACTGCCGGAAGCTGAAGAGTCAGTTTTGGCTTACTGGCCTCATACGGGCCATGTAGAGGACGTGATTTTCGCCTTTGATGAAGAAGACCCTGAGCAGCGCTACCACGTTTTATACGATGGTGAGCGCATGTCGACAGAGCCATCCCACTGGGTGCCATTTACCGCGCCAGCAGAGGAGAAGAAGTGATGGAAGTGGTTAAACAACTAGAGCACTGGTCAGCAATGGCTCGCCTTACCAGCAGCCAGGAAAGCATCCTGAGCGCTGACCAACTGGACGCCATTGCAGAAGCATTCCGGGCGCTGGAGCAGGAAAATACCCTGCTTAAGCAAGGCTGCGAGAATGATCCGCTTGTGCACGAAGTGCTCGACTGGAAAGAGCGCGCAGAAGCAGCAGAGTCTTGGGTAAAAACTGCTGAACGCACAATGGACCATCAGGCCAATGTGATAACTCAATTAGGTGTCAAAGCGGAAGCGGCAGAGGAAGATAACCTGCGACTTAAAAGTGTAATCAATACCGAAGCAAATCGAGCAGAAGCAGCAGAGGCAAAGCTGGCAGAGCTTGAGAAGCAGGAGCCTGTAGGATTCTACCGTCGAGGAAAAGATAAAGGATTTTACCTTTCAACAATCAACACTCCGCGTCCAGGTTGCGTGCCGTTATTCCGACGCCCCGCGCCCGCCGTCAGCCTGGCGGAGCTGGTGCCGTGCCCTTACCCGTGTGGATGGAAGAACCTCCTTTCGATTTCTATGGCTGATGCAGCTTTTCTTGCTCGCGGCTTGATTGAGGGTGAGCCTGTGAGTGAAGGTCAAAGGGCGTCAGTTGTGCTGAATAACGACCGGCTAATAACGGTGTTAACAGCCATGCTTCGCAACATTGAGGAGGCGAAATGATTAGCGATTTAAGACTGCATGAGCTGGCTAGTTCCAGCGTTATATCAAACGTAAGTAGAGCCGAAGCTGAGGAGATGGCAAAGGAGCTGCTGGCGCATCGCAAGGCGTGGAGTGAGCCGGCTTGTCACTTATCAGAATTCGCACTCCGTAAGATAAAGACCTCAGACTACGCCGTCAGCGAATGGATTAGGGAAGACGATGGTGACAAATGGTTGCAGGTTCCACTCTACCGCAAACCCTTCACCGACTAACCACCTCTGATATACTGCTTGCATAAACAGTATATTGGTGGATATATGCGCAAATTCGTAAGTGGCGCAGTAGCGTTCTACATGCTAGATGCCGGCGAGCGGTTGACTAAGAATGAAGTCTTCCACCGTTATCACCCTGCGCGATATGTCATCTGGCCCCGCGGCGATAAGTGGGATGTGCGCGAGATGGGATTGCATGGCTGGGAGAAGATTACGGATGAGCTCTTCGACACAGAGAATGAAGCCTTCGTGTTCGCGTACGATAAGTTCTGTTCTGAGCAGGACATAGCGCGACGAAAATAGTTAAAGAGATGACCGCCCACTGAGGCGGTTTTTTATTGTCTGAAATCTGGAGATACCCATGAAGATTGATATCGGTGACAAGTACGTCCTGACCGCTGACCAGTTCCAGTTCATCGTGCAGGAGAAGAAAATCGTCAAGGAAGGCAAAAACGCTGGCGGCGAATATTTGTCGCTCGTCGGCTACTTCCCTAAGCTCAGCCAGGCAATTGCAGGCCTGATTCACCTCGATGTGCAGTTGTCAGATGTGCAGTCGCTGCAGGCGATGGAGCAGCATATTCGCCGCGTATCTGAGCAGTGCGAGCAGGCATTCAAGGAGGCGGTATGAACTTTCCGGATGCAGCAGATGAAGCAGCAGCAAGAGAGCAGCAGTTGATAGAGGTGGCGCTGGCGAACAGACCGAAGCCGAGCATGACGTTTACCGGCGTTTGCCATAACGGGGACTGCGGCGAAAAAGTAACGAAGGGATTCTTCTGCTGCAGCGAATGCAGAGAAGACTTTGAGCGCGTGCAGTGGGCGCAGAAGCAGAGGAGCGTTGTATGAGCGCTGAGTGGAATGGTAAAGGATTGCCACCGGTTGGGAAGTGTCAGGCAAAACAGAAAGGTCAGATAGGGTGGAGTGATTTTGACGTGGTGGCTGAAAAGTTCGGCACCGTCTTCGGTTTCTGGATAAGAGCCGGTACTTGCGGCGCATTAGATGCTGATAGGTGGGAATTCAGGCCCATGCCACACGAAGAGCTTATTAAGCGAGAGGAGGCGGTCAAAGCGCTGAACGATGTCTGCTGGTCATGCGGCGATGATGTTTACGATGCCATCTTGGCCGGCAAAATCCCCCACATCACCCTGAAGTAACCCCCCCCACCCTATTCACTATCGCGCTCTGCGTGAGGAGTTGTTATGCACATCAAAATTCTTCAGAAAGAAATTCATCAGCAAAACGTTGCCGCGGGATGGTGGGATAGCCCTCGGGAGAAAGGGACGCTTCTTTGCCTTATTCATTCTGAAATCAGTGAGGCGATGGAAGGCGAAAGAAAGAACCTCATGGACGACCATTTGCCTCACCGCAAGATGGCCGAAGTTGAGCTAGCCGACGCCATTATCCGCATACTCGATTACGCCCATGCTTTTGGTTATGACATCGAAGGCGCCATTGAAGAGAAACTGGAATACAACCGGCATCGTGCAGACCACAAGAGAGAAAGCCGCGACCAGCCAAACGGCAAGCAGTTCTGATGAACACCCTGCCTGACATCTCCCCCGGCGAGTTCACTCTGTGGCTCGCCTTTTTTATCGCCTGCATAGTGGCCTGGAACTGGCCGGATAAGGAGTAAATATGGAATCGCCATTCATCGCAACGGATGAGGTTGCAAAACTGTGCCAGGTTAAGGTGCAGACAATCAGGAAATGGAACAGCGTCAACAGGCACACTGGTGAAAAGTACCGTCCCGGATTTCCCGATCAGTGTCATAAAGGGTTCTTTATTCGCGCAGAGGTTTACCGCGCCCTCAAGCTACCCTGTAATTGAAAGGCCTGCCACGCTCTCACCATGGACGATTTTCATCACGGATGCCCACCACAAAGAGTATGCCTTGCGCTGCTCGTCAAGATAACTATTGTGGTCATACACGGACCAAATGCCGGGAAGTGTATGACCCAGCATAATCTCACAGACATGGGGCGGTGCCAGGACAGACCACCTCGTCCTTGCCGTACGCCTCAGGTCGTGCATGGACCAGTGGGGCATAATGAACCCTCTTTTCTGCTCTGCAAAATTGATGATGCTGTTTGGAACAGAAAGGAAGGACCCACTGTTCAGCGGCTTGCCCTCCAGGCTGTCGTATCCTTTTTTCCTTACAAACAGAAACTCAGATCCGCCATTAAGTTGAGCGGCCTCCTCAATCATTTCTCTGGCTGCAGAGATGATTGGTCGAAGAAGGGGCTTGCCGCGCTTTCCTGTTTTGTGGTTTTCAGGCGGAACGGTCCAGACTTCATTATCAAAATCGAAATCAGAGACCTTCGCGGCTGCCAGTTCACCTGTCCTGCAGCCAAAAAGCAGCACCAGCCTGATAAACAGAACGTTTTTTCGTGTCATCGGCATTGAGTCGGTGGCATCAAAAAGCATCCTGATTTCATCATCGGTCAGAACCCGCTTGGTCGGCTGGGTCCTGATGCCAATGTCAAGAGGCTTCACCCCTGACAAAGGCTTTTCGGCAACGATGCGGCGCCTGTGTGCCCATGCGTGAGCCTGGTTTGATGCGCCGAGTATTCTCTTGGCAATTGCCGGAGAGGAAACGGATATAGACTCGAGCAATCCAAGCCAGGTGTGTGTGCCAACGCGATCGTGAGGCATTGCCCCTATCTTCGGAAAAATGTGGATTTCAAAACTGCGGGATATCTGTTCGTAGTTTTTGATATTGTTCTTCGCGTACACATCAACCCACCCTCTGATTACTTCCTCAACCGTTGACATGCCGGCATTCGAAAGCCGTTCTTCTTTGAGGGTAATGGCTGGATCGTAACCTTCTTCAAGGCTTCTGCGGAGGATTATGGCCCTTTCTCTTGCTTCCTTGAGCGACATGCCAGGATACGCGCCGAGATCTACACGCTTTTGTTTGCCCGCAATACGGTATCGAAGCTGGAAAACGACTTTCCCGTTTTTGCTTACGCGGACCGACAAGCCATCGCGGTCAGCTTTAACAAAGACATTCTCTGTAGGCCGGCCATGAACTGAACGAAGATAGCTGTCTGAAAGCGCCATATTTTCCTCTCTGCGGACTTCACCTGGTGAGCGAGAGGAGAATGTAATTTATGTACTCACCTGTGTACATGTTTTTCATAAACTCAAGTCAACACATGGAAACTGACATCTATGATGGATGCTGAAAACTAACCTGCAGGCCCCGCCATTTCTGGGTTAAATCAACACACGGGAATGCAGAGGAACAGATAAGAATATAATCAATGATAAACAGGTATAATCATGGCTACCATCGATTTAATCATAAATAACATGTGGTTAAGTTGAAAAAATTTACCCCACACCAACTTTATGTACACATATTTGTTCGCAGTTTAATTTAGCCTTGATAGCTGCTGTACGTGAATCTACCTTAGTAGCCTTGTCCTTGAAAGCGCGCTAGGCTGTCACTACCCCACCCCGTAGCCTGCTCAGATCGGCGCGGTACACCTCTGCCCCGTCGCCGGGGCTTTTTTATGCAGTTACAAACCTTATCATTCCTTGCCTTGCCGGTTAGGGAATGACAAGATCCGGGCCATTCTCAACTTTCAACCATATGAGGTAGAAATGAAAGCACCTGTCGATTACATGGATGATGAACAGAAAAGGAGAGGCATAGGTGACTTCTTGTTCTATCCTGTAGCCCCGCTGCTGATAGGCATTTTGTTCTGCGGAGCAATATATGGCTTTGACATACTAAACCCCGAAAATGTGTCATGGTTATTGAAGGGGGACGCATTACAAGCCTATACCGGATGGGAGTTTTTCAGATCAACTCCATGGTCCTTCCCTGTAATTGGATTGTCTCCGAACTTTGGGATGGAGGTGAGCAACTCCATCGTTTACACAGATTCGAACCCTCTACTGGCAATATTCTTTAAATTATTTACCAATCAACTACCTGATAATTTTCAATACTTCGGTATCTGGCTATTTGCTTGCTGCACACTAAGCGCCTTGTTTATATACAAAATTGTAACCCTGTTTGTTGACAGCAAGGTTTATGCTTTATTGTGTGTGGTTTTAGTCATGTTTAACCCCGCCTGGATAAACCGCGTCGGGCATTTAAATCTGATGGGTCATTTTTTGATTCTTGCAGCCATTTACTTATGCCTGAGGAAGAGCGATAAGAAGGCTCCCGCCCTATGGGCTTCTCTTTTACTGCTATCATGCACCATCCATTTTTACATAGCTATGATGGCGTACATCATGTGGTTTTCAAACCTTGCTACGAGAGCATTCATTTCAAAAAGCTACGCAAAGGTATTTTTAGAATTCTTTTGCGTAATATCAGGTAGCTTACTCTTTATGTACATCCTCGGTTACTTCTCAGTTGGCAATGTAGCCGTACACGATGGGTATGGGCAATTCAACAACAACTTGCTATCTCCGTTAATGCCAAGTGGTTGGTCGAGCTTCTTGAATAGGTTTGGTTTCAATGCGGATGGATTCGAAGATTTTAACTATTGGGGCCTTGGGTTCGCACTAGTTTTTTTAGCGGGGCTTCTGTCAATAAGAAAACTTTGCATCGCTCCAGGTGTGCGCACCGGATTGGTTAGCCTTGCATTATCTATGATTGCTTTTGTTTTGATATCAACCACTAATCATATCCAGATTGGTTCCTTTGAAACCACATTGCCGCTTCCTGAATTTCTGTTGTCAAAGCTTTCTATTTTTCGGGCATCATCACGTTTTTTCTGGCCTATAACTTATATAGCAATCATTTCTGCCGTGGTACTTGCGTACAAATCGCTAAAAATTGGGTATGCTTCTGTATTGATTTTGGTCGCCATACTAATTCAGGTATCAGACATAAAGCCTGGTTTTAGTAAAGATAGTTTTTATTTTTTCACGCGCACCCATGAAGTAGAACCGCTTAAAGATTCGTTTTGGGTGTCAGATATTAAGGGATATAGCGCATTGCGCTACGTTCCTTTCAGTAATGCATCTGTGAACTGGGAGGCCCTTTCCGGGGTTGCGGAAAAAAATGGGATGAAAACTGATGCTGTGTATTTAGCCAGAGTTGGTGATTACGAGTCCTACCTTTTGAACAATAAGGTTCAAGAAGGCCTCTTTACGGGAATGTATGACGACCATACAGTTTACGTCCTGAGTGAATACTTTTTGGATAAGGTGAAGTTAAAGCGGGATGATGTCGTTTGTCGAATTGATGGCATGATGGTTTTAGCTCCAGGCTTCCATGGTTGCCATGATACCGTGCGATCTGGTGGTGCAGTGCAGCATGCTTACGTGCTGGCTGGAGGGTGGTCTACTTTTGATGAAAGTGGAACATGGAACGATGGAAACTTTGCTTCCATCGTCTTCAAAAACGACCCGTCAGCAAAATATCTACGCGTTGATTACACTCCTTTTCTTACTGAGAAAGTAAGGTCTCAGCGCATTATTGCGAAGATAGACGGAAAAGTCGTTGCCTCTTTCACAATAAACTCTGCTGGAACTCTGGTGATACCTAATGCTGGAGACAAAACTAAGCAGTTCGCCAGGGTAGACTTCGAAATGCCAGACGCCACGTCACCTGCTGAGCAAGGTCTTAGTATAGATGGAAGAAGACTCACCATGCTGCTGAGGGACTTCAGGCTCGACAACTAATAGTTACGGCTGGATGCCTGCTAAGTGGGGGGGCTCACTGTGAGCCCCTCTTTATTACCAGATGGATGAATCTACATAATTAATAATCACTATCACCTGATTACCAGCAGCCGAGGCCCCGGTGGTGATGTTTACATTTGTTCCATCTATGCCTACTAGTGCACATGGATAAACAACACCTGATGAATCCTTGTAGAAAGCATTAACGCTCAACGCCTTTAACTGAAGTGAAGGGATGCCATGAGGCACTGCGAGTTGCGACCCTGTAGCAGCTGATGAAATTCTGCGGCGCTTGACGTTACCAATAATTTCATTTGCGTACAGCGCTCCGGTACTTGAGCTATAAATGTCCTTATAAACACCAGCCACTCGAGCAGACGAAGATGAAACAGGGACAACTACCCCATAACTTCCTGTAAATGTATTAACTAAGCATGAGTTATCAGTCCCGCCAGAAAACTGCACTGCCGTTCCTGTGCCTGTATTTTTCCAGTTGCAGTTATTCACGCGCAAAGTTGCAGTTGAATCTGACTGGTATACTTTAGGCTGAGTAAGAGTTATTCCATTGTGGTCAAAAACCATGTTGCTTAAATTTATTTGGCTTGCGCCATAGCAGATTGCCAAAGGATAGTCAGTGTTGACATCGTAGATATATCCGCCATTTACTTCA